TTCCGTTTTTCTTCACGATTTCTTCGAGCTGTTCCCACCGCACTTGCCAGACCGATTCACGCGCGTTCAGGCAGTTCTGCTGGTCCTGCGCCAACGTAATGACCCGACCTAGCGCCTCTGTGGCCTGAGCAACGCGCTCCTGGGTTTGTAGCGATACCGTCGACACAGCCTGCAGAGTCTCGGTCCGGACGGTTATGGCCTGCGCGAGCTTTTCGTTGGCGGACGTACCTTCAGCGAAAACGCGTATGTAGCCCCTCGCTTCGTCAACGCGCTTCTCTTGCAGTTGGTCGCGAAGGTCAGATGCTTTCTGAGTTTGGATGGTGCAGTTCTCCACAAGCGACTGCCCCCGCATGTAGAGGAGGTAGCAGACCACGAGCAGGATCGCCGAAAGCAGCCAGCCCGCGCCCTGAGAGGCGAGCTGCTTAATCAGCTCGGCGCCGAGTGTGGTCGGGTCCACGGCACGATCTCAAGCGATCCGGCGCGTCGCCCGCCGCCGGCCGATCCAACCCACGGCGCTGCCAAGGACGCCGCAGACCACGAACGCCGCCACGACGGCATCCCGCACGAGTCCCTGCCGCATGAAGAGGAGGAGTAGTAGCGCCGCCGTGTTGGACACGAACGCGATGGTCGATCCGCGCAGGCCAGCCGACTCGAACCACCGCTTGGGCGGCATCTTCACTTCGAGCGCCCCGAGACACTCGTGCTTGGCGGCTTCATCCCGCGCGGCATCCAAGAGTAGCTGCCGGTTCCGCTCGCTCAGGAAGACGTTCTGGCTGATCCTCGCGCGCTCGATGGAATCGAAGATGATCGCGCGGACATACTTCTGCACGTAGTCGCATCGCCCGGCGGGGTCCTCGGCCACTAGAGCCTCCCATGCCTCACGAATCCGCGGGCTCAACTGTGATAGGTCCAGAGCTAGGCTCGCCATTGTGTAGTCCAGTTCGTTCGGCTTCCAACCGGGCCTGCTTAATCGTTCCGGCCTTGATGGACAGGAACAGGCCGACGACTGCGACAACGGCGGGCCACGCCCAGGTCGGGATCCATTCGAGGAGCGGCCGCACCGAGTCCGCCATCTTCGAGGCCTCCTCCCAATGGTTGGCGACGAAGGTAACCAGCGCGATGGCACCGGACAAACAGGTCAGCAGCAGCGAGCCGATGGAGACCTTGTCCGCAGCTTTGATCGTCTTGCTGCCTTCGGCCCGCAATTCATTCACGGTGACCGACGCCCGCTCCGGCGAAATCTCCCGCCGGTTCTTCTCGGACTTCATCGCCTCCCGCGTGGCCTCGTCATACTGGCCGGTGACCGGGATTCCGGCCTGCGCTTGCAGAGAGGCGATTGCGCCCGTTGTAGACGGTCCCCAGCGGCCATCCACCTTTCCGACGGTGTGATAGCCCATCTCGCGCAAACGGCTCTGTACGAGCTCTATTTCGGGTTTGCTGAGGTCGCCAGGCGGCGGGAGGGCTGAGGCGTAGACAGGAAGGTCTAGCGGGGTCACGGGAGGGCTCCTGCGCTGGCGGCGGAGATGGCCGCAATCCGCGCCTCAAGCTCCGCCAGGCGCTTGTCGGTGGCCTCCTTGTAGGCGGCGAGATCCGCCTTCAGCGCGGCCAGCGGATCAATCGGCGGAGTCACAGGCGGTTTGACCGTGCGATAGAGGGCCAGGGCCTTCTCGGCGAACTTCACCCGCGCCGGCCAGTTCTTGACACCGGCCCGCTCGAAGGCGGCCTCAAATGTCTCAGCGGCAGCCTTTGCTGTCGTGGTGAGCTTCAGCTTCTGAATAGAAGCCTTCTCGCTGGTTTGAAGCTCATGCAAGAGGTAGCCATAGTTGGCCTCGTAGCTCGTGATGGCGAGCTTCTTGGCCTTCGCCCAGTTCTCGAATGCCACCCGGCGCGGTCCGGTCCATTGCGCGACTCCAAAGCCGCCGCGACCCGACACCGGGTTCTTCTCCTGGATGGCGAGGAGGCCACTTTCCGCCGCTAGGTTCCCGACGATCCCAGCAGCCTGCTCCTCTGTGAGGTCCAGGTCGCGAATGAGGTCGGACATATAGCGCGGAGCCAAATTCGTGAAAGCGTCTGCCATGGGTCACCAGTCGAAGTCGCGGCGACCTTAGATGTTCGTCGCGTTGCGGACAAATCTTCAGCGGGAGCTTGCCGACACACCTGCGCCGGGATAGCGTCAGGCCCTCACCCTCAAGAGGATTACGCAATGCCAGACACTATCCCCGTCTCATTCAGAGGCGAACCGCTGGACCTGCCCAAGTGCGCAGCGGCGGATCACTTCAACATTCAGCCCACGCAAGAGCTGACCAACAACCTGCTGTGGTCTCTGGCCGACCTGATGCGGAAGGACGCCGACCCGCAGGTGGCCGAGCGGGGAGAACAGCTTTGGAGGCAGTTCGCTCTCCCCGACGACCCAAAGGTCTTCTCTGGCCTGGATTTCAGTCACATGGCTTCTGCAGTGGAGGCCGCCAAGGCCGATCGCTCGGACGTGAAAGTCGGCTAGGCTACTTCCGCACGCGAAGAAAAAGCGTGATCTGGTTGAGCCCGAGCGTCGCGGAGCCGGTGTTGACGATGTTGTAGTGGAGCACCCCGCCGAACTGCAGCTGTGCCTCAATCCGGCAGTGCTGATCGTTGTCGTTGCCCGCGACCGACGCACGGGTCATGGCGATGGTCAGCTCGTCGCTCGCGCCAATCCCCGAGGTGCTCCCGGTCCATGTCTGCCAGCCGGTTTGACCGCCGGCTGGGACAGCCGACAGGGTAATCGGGCCGATCGAGCGCAGATCCTCGATCTGGCCGAAATTGGCCCATGTCTTCGAGGCGTTGGCCGCCCCGCCCGTCAGGACAGCCCGGCCAACCCATCCCCCTTTAACAAGCGCGCCCGGGTCGTCGGTTGGATACCCAGCACCACCGTCTTGCTTCTCGTACCAGGCAATGTCACCGACTCCGAGCTTCAATTCATTGAGGTGCTCAGACTTGGTGACGACCTGCCGTCTGAGCTGCCACCCGAACGACAGAGGGTTGGCAAGCGCGAAATAGGGAAAGACATGCAGGCCGCCTTCTGGGGCTTGGCCAGAGCCGTCCTGGCCAAGACCAGAGCTGTTTCCCCCGGTGAGGGCGAAGATGTAATTGCGCGGGTTCGTGTCGGACCCTGCGCGGTGGACAAGATTGTCGCCCTCGATCTGCCTTTTCAGCGACATCGACCAGCCCGAGGCCGACATCCTGTCGAAATACATCGTGTTGTTTTCGGAGCTGGCGAGGGAGTAGTTTAGCGTTTGGCGCGTGGTCGCGTCCGAGTAAAAGGTGCGGCTGATATTCAGGTCGCCGAGGAACGTATTGCCGGTCCACATGACCGCATACATCCCCGGAAGGTAGCCCGATCCGAGCGAGTTACCCGCAACGAAAGCCTGGCGACAATAAATCTGCGTGCACCCCTGCCCGCCCTCGGCATACGAGCCGATCAGGACCGAGCAGTTGTTGACGCCCGCGATGTAGTAGGCACCACCGTCCTTGTAGTACCCAATCTGCTGGTTCGGAATCCAGTCCTTGCCGTTGGGCGCTATGCCTGTCGAGTAGAGAACCCAGACCTGCTCGTTCGTCCCCGGCACGGTGTCGACATAAGCCTGCCAGTAGTCCGGGCAGTTGGTAAACTCGTAGCTCGCGCGAGGCGTATAAGTGTTGCCTCCGTAATAGACCCAGACGCCCTGGCGGTAGAAACCAAGGTAGCCGTGCCCATAAGGGCTGTTCGCGTTGTCCGTGCCGTGGATGCCGCTCCAGTGGTTACCCAAGAAGGAGATCTCCTCCATGGTCCACCAGCCGTTATAATTGAACTCCGAGTTGATCACCGTCCCTGCGTTCGAGTCTGGGCCGTGAACACGGATGCCCGAACCGCCGCACCATTGGACCGTGGTGTTTTGGACGCGGAAGCAGTTGGCGTTACCCGCCGGGTACCCGTTGCCGAGCGCCTTCGGATTGTCGGTCGCGGCCGAGCAGCTCGTGACCACGTAAATTCCGTGGCAGGGAAAGCTGCCGACAAACACGTTGTCCAGCGTCACGCGCACACGCATGATGATGCCGTGCGCGAGCGGCCTCATATCCTTGTTGGTGTCCGACTCCGAGAAAATGGCGATGCCCTGGAGCATCGAGCCGGCCGAATGCGTCGCCCTTGCCGGACTCACAAGCACCTGATTGGTGGCGCTGTCGCCGTCTGTGTTGACGTAGTGAAAAATCAGGCCGCATTGGCCGAGCGGGAACGCCCACACGCTCTTTTGCCAATTCGTCTGCGTTCCCTCGCCGACGATCTTAACGACGCCCTTCGTGACCGTGATCGCCTTCTGAAAAGCGTACCACCCCGACTGGACGCGCAGGGTCCGGTAGGGCGAATAGAAGCCGTAGTTAATGAGATCGTGATAGGCTTCCCATGCCGCTTGGTTCTGTGCCGCGCCCGTCGTGTAGTTGCCATATCCCGACGAGATGGTGCCCAAAGCGTCGAAGTCGACCACGCCATCCGTGCTGACAAGTTGCCACCACGAGCCGCCGGACACGTTCGTATCGCCAGCGGCATGGATAAACGCCGGGTTTGTATCATACGGAGCGCTCGGCGCTCCCGACATGCGCGCATATTTTGCGCCGCCGCGCGTGTCCGAAACCGTATGGTCGAAGCACCCTGTTTCGATGTGCTTGATCGTGAGCGGAATATCTGTCGCGGCAGCCACGGCTGCGCGATCCTGAAACCAATAGCCGCCCGCCGGGCCTGGCGCTCCGGTCGCGCCCTGTGCGCCTGAGCCCGAGGCACCAATGGTCACATCAAGCCGGTCCTGGCCGGTATTGTCGCTGAGGGTGATGGCGACGTTGCTGCCTTCGATCAGGTTGATGGCTTTGCGCGTCCCGATCAGCGTTCCCGACTTCAGAACGCCCACGCGCTGCTGGGTCGTGTTCGGAAGGACCGCAAGGGATACCGTGCCGGCGCTATCGTCGTAGGTTGCGTCAATCGTGGCGGTGTCGACGAGCATCGCGCCCACGACGTCCTGGACCGCCTCTGCGTCGAGCGCACCGCCGCCGCCCCCGCCGCCCGCTGCTGTCGCGGCGGCGTCCCACGAACTATAGCCGGACGGCAACCACGAGCTTGTCGCGAAGTCAGCCGTTACGGAGCGATTGCCGGCGCCCTGCAGTTCCAGGACTGGAAGGATTGTCCCGGTCGGCACCGTAATGGCGTTCGTGCCGCTGACCGGGTTCCCGGTGTTGCCGTCGAACCCATAATACGTGGTCCCGTCGTAGCTGTACCAGGCCTTTCGGGCGTCGAGGTCTACAACCCAATACACCGCTGTCGTGGGGCCGGGATGCCCGGTGCCGAAGCTGCCATCTGCGCCGAGGAAAACGCTGGAGCTGTCGGTGTGTGGGTACAGGCCGACTGAGCCCGTGTGGCCGGCGTAGCTGGGCGTTGCCCCTTGCTTCAGCAGCCCGTTGCCGATCTCGCCGCCCGCGAGCGTCAGCTTAAAGCCGGCCTTTCCGCTCGAGAGGCCCTGCGTGCCATAAACCCAGGTGCGACTGGTCTGCGTCCCTGTCGCCGCAGTCAGATTGCCATTGCTAAGCGTGACATCGGGATCGGCTGTCGCTGGGTTCCAGGTTGTTGAGACTGAGACCGCATTCCCTGGAGCCGCGCTCGCGGAGATGGTGATGTCAACGCGATCCGAGCCGGCGTTGTCGGCCGTCGCGATCGTGACATTCGACCCCTGAATCAGGTTGATGGTCTGGCGCGTTCCGATGGCCGTACCGCCCTTCTGGACGGCGACCTTCTGCTGGCTGGTGTTCGGCTTGACCGCGAGGGAGACCGTCCCGGCATTGTCGTCGTACGTGGCGTCGATGGTCGCGGTATCGACCACCATGGCGCCCACGACGTCCTGGACGGCTTCCGTGTCGAGCCCGCCACCACCACCGCTACCACCGGCGGCTGCCGCAATGGTCACGTCGACCCGTTCGGAGCCGGCGTTGTCCACCACCGTCAGTGTGGCGTTCGCGCCCTGGACGAAGTTAATCGCCTGCCGGGTGCCGATCAGCGCGCCGTTCTTGAGGACCCCGACCTTCTCCTGCACCGAGTTCGGCTTGACGATGAGGGTCAGGAGATTCCCGTTGTCGTCATAGACTGCGTCGACGGTAGAGGAGTCTTGGATGAGAGCCCCGACCCGATCGTCAACGGCCTCGGCCAGGCCCGACACATTGGCGGCAGCAACCGACCCGCCTGACCCGCCACCGCTGGACCCAAAGATGACATCGGAGAGTCGGGTCATAGAAGCCTCTTGTCTTGAAGGCTTCCCGACCTATTCGTTCAGAAGGGTATTGACGACTCAGCGCCGATGTGGCGACAAAGCGCGCATGATTCTTCGACTCGCCTACGCCATCCGCGCCGCCTTGGCGGCATTCTATCGCCAACCCACGCCCGAGGAGGAGCAGGAAGCCCTCCAGGACATCCGGACGTGGTAACTCAGGTCATCGTGAGCTTGCCGGAGTAGTAGGTTTTCAGGGACTTCCGAGCGGCGATGAGCTGCGCCTGGGTCAAAACGCGGTCGTAGGCTGCGACGTAGGCCACATCTCCGCCGCCTGTCGCGGAGGTCCCGACCTGAAGCACGGTACCCGAATGGCGCCCACCGCCGGCCTGCTGGCCGGTCGCTGTCACGACGGTCGGAGCGTCGTCATTGTTGCCATAGATGAAGTAGACCTTGCCGGGTTGGCCAAGCGGGCCGGCGCCGGCGATGAAGATGAAGTTGCCGCCATGGCCCGAGAGACTGACCTCAGGGTTATTTGGGCCAGCAGACCATTGGCTGTTCCAGAAGCTGAGCGTGCTACTCGATAGTTCCAGACCGAGAATGCTCTGTCCGCCGACCGAGCCCTCGAGTGGTGAGAACGCGTTGCCGCCAGGCACCTTGCAGATGGCCATCACGGTCACATCGCCGGCAGGGAGATAGCCGGTGTTGAAGCCGTTCTGGCCGAAGTTGCCGCCCGAGGTGGACACATAATTCGGCGAGTAACTCGGCGTACCCACCACGGTCAGAGGCGCGGCAGAATTTGCCCGGTTGACGACGCTCTTCGACTGGTTGCCGCCGAGGACGGCTTCCAGGGCCAGGTTCTTCAAGTCAGGCAAGGACAGGGACGCAATCACCTTCGTGAAGCGCACGCCGGCGACTCGGATTGAGGTGGGCATCACAGAGACCTTTCAAAAATCACGCAGAAGTTATCCATCCGCTTGTTGATGCCGGTTGGATTGAAAACGATGCTATCGCCCTGCTGATCGCGGAGGTTGCCGCCCGCAATGGTCGGCGGCGAGCCGATGAGGCCCCAGCCATAGCGGACCTTCGAGTTGGCCTGGAGGTCGATGGTGGTTTGCAGCCGGACCGTGCGAGGCCCGACGATCTCAGGCAGGCCAGCGAGCGTGTATTGAGAGTTCGCGCTGTTGACGACTTGGAAGCCATAGTTGGGATACGTCGGGACCTGCGTCGTATCCCAGACCAGCTTGCCGACGGGAACGTGGAACGTGAGCAGAATGGTGCGGAGCTGGCCAACCGCCGCGATGCAGTCGAGCGGCGCCCAATCGGTTTTTCCGTCCAGAATAATCCGCTTGTACGTCAGGCCGTAGAAGGCGCCGAGCCACTTCGAGCTGGCCGCCGTCAGGTGCGGCTGATCGGCCGTCGGAAATTGGTACATCGGGCAGGCCACTTTGAAGAGTGGATTGGTCTTGGACAGCGCAAGCTGCGCGAGGGCGCAGGTTGGAGAGCCGCCATTGCCCGCGAACACGTGGTCGGCGCTCTGGCCGCAGATCATCAGGACCGGCTGCGTCTGCCCGGTAACCGCACGAATGTCAGCGTCCTGGTCGTTGACTAGTTGGTTCAGGGCGGTCTGGTAAGTGCTCTGCGACGTGCCGGCCAGCATATCGGACGTGCCCTGCGTCCAGGTCGTTGCCCCGACGGCAAACGTGCGCCCGACCGCGTTCGACTCCGTCTTGGCTCCGGATGCCGTGTTGATCAGGCCCGTGTAGCCGCCGCCTGAATTGCCCTTCGACAGCTGGGCGACGGTCGTCGACGAGACACCGGCCGCCGCGCCGAAAAACGCATGCTTGAAGTCGTTGGTGGTCAGGAAGTTCTCGGCGCCGATGCGCTCGATCACGCACTCCAGCGAGCCTGTGACGGGCGTCTCGCCGACGTTGGATGCGGTCGGTTGGACCTGCTCGAATGCCCCGGTCAGGCCCGAGCCCGAGCTCTCACCGGGCCGGATGCCCGAGGTGAAGCGCAGCGCATGGTTCGGGAAGCGAGCGGTGCCGGAAACGACCGGGACAGCTGACACGCCTTGAGCCAGCGATTGGCCATAGCCGATCAGGCCGATGACGTCGGCTTTGAAATCCGGGACGGCCGGAGCCGGGGCGCTGGCACCGCCGGCCAGGATGGTGGCGATCGGAACGTTGTTGATGCTGTCCGTCTGAAGGCCGCCGATCGACGCCGTGTCGAACGCGGCGTCCACCATCCGGAAGGAGCCGTCCGGGCGCAGGCCGCCGGAGACCTGCTCGAATTCGTCCAGGAACGCGAGCGAGAAGCTGTCCAGTCCGATGCTGACGAGCTGGATGTCCTCCGTCCCGATCTCCTCGGAGAGAACCGAGGGCGATGTGAACTCGGCTGTCTCGATGGCCGCGAAAACCGAAGTGCCGTCCTCCTTAATGCCCCAGGGCGCGCGGTCGGAGTCATCAATCACCGAAGCCGCGTATCCCAGCGGCGCGACGAACGGCAGCGGCTCGAGCGCAGCCTCAAGCCCTGAGCGGCTCGGAACCTCATTGATGGCCGTCGCCGAGCTGCCGCTGCGCCGGTAGAGGGTGAGGAATGTGTTCGAGGGAGCCGCAGACGGGACGTAGAAGTACCCGCCATCGGCTGTGGCCGCGATGCCGGCCGCGGTATCGGGATAGACGAGTCCCGCAGCTGCGGCTGAGCCGGCCGACGCTTCGGCATCCGCCGCGTGTCCGGCTGCGGCTGTGCTCGATGCCGCTGCGGCGTCGGCGCTGTTTTGCGCGGCCGTTGAGTAGGTTTGAGCCTCAGCTGCGGCGTCCACCGCGGCCTGTGTCGGGTCGGAGGAAATGGCGATGCCGACGCTCCAGTCCGCAGCCGTCGGGCCATTCTTGACGTAGAGGCGCGCCGGTGTGGGCGAGGCCGCCAGGAACAGGAAGGGCGGGACCACCAGGTCGAATTGGGCCCGGTCCGCAATGGTGCCGGCGTAGTCGGGACTCAGCGGCAGCCCGAGCTTGATCTTCTCGAGCAGCTCGTTGACCTTAGCCAAGGTCGTGACGTTGTCGTTCCAGAAGTCGCCCGTCTTGAGGATTTGGAAGTCGGTCTGGTCGGCCACGGTGGCACCCGGCCACGCATAGGCCAGCGTAATCCGCGTGGTCGAGTCGACGCTGGCAATCGGGACGGCGAGCCCGGCCAAACTGAAGAGGTCGCCCTCCGCGCCGACGAAGCTCGTGAGATACCCCGTGACAACTGCGGAGCTCTCAGTGACGGTGACAGAATTGGCGACGGGCATGGCTCAGGTCTTCTTTTTGATGCGGGTCTTCACGGCCTGGCACGCCGCGATCCACGCCTTGGCATCGGCGGGCAAATTGATGCCGGCCTTCCCGTCCAGGACGGACAGCGCCTGCATGATGGCGTCCAGGGCGTCGCCGGCAGGCGGGTAGGCGCGCTGTCGCGCCAGCACGTAATCTTGGGTGACCTGGAGCTTCTTAGCCGGCATACGTCACCTTGAACTGGCCCGTCTTGTGGGTGACGCTCTCAATGGTGACCCGGTACGTGTCCGGCGTATCGAATGAGAGCTCGATGTCTGGGTCGGACCAGTCATAGACCTGCGGAGTCCACCAATCGTTGCGGCCTGCCGCAAACGGCACCGAGACGAAGACCTTGCAGGGAACGGGCAGGCCCGTGATGGTGAGGCCGCTGATAGTCGCCGTGAAGTCAGCCTTTGGGCGCAACTGCTTCGTGGCGAGGTCAACATAGTTGCCGGCCATGAAATCCATGTGCTGGTCGAACGGCACCGTTGGCGCATGGATGTAGGGCCGGTCCTGGTCGATGTGATCCAGGATGTATGTCCTTGGCATCTGGCCGACTTCCATGATCTCGCCGGTGGCCGGGTCGTAGCGCACGAACCCATTCGGCTCCGCGATGCCGGGATCTGAGTCGAACCAGTTCTGGATCATGATTTGCGGCGTGAAGCTCGTCACTTCGATGCCTCCTGGATAACGATGCGCACGAGCCCGCCGACGGTGGAGCGCACCGTGAAATTCCACGTCCCGGCTCCGGGATTGGTGAAGGTGATGAGCAACGTCTGAAGGCGCGCAAAGCCGGAGCTGTTGTTGGCGCCGGAGGCCTCATAGTTGAAGGAGATGCCGTCGACCTGGGTGTTGTTGAGGTCGAAGAAGAGCTGCCCGACATCGGTTCCGATCGGGAGGTACGACCCCGCGGCGCCGTAGTAGTAGCACCAGACGATCCAGTTGCCCGACCCGCGCGACGTCGCTGTGATTGTCGCCTGGCCGTTGGCGGTCGCGCCAAACACCTGCGTGATGGCGAAGTTCTTGATGTGGATGTTGTCGACGATCAGATTCCCAATCTGGGCGCTGACCGAGATGATATTCTGCGTCTGAAGCGCGGCACCCGAAATGGTGCCTGTCACGACCAGGTTGCCGTCGATGCCGAACTGGCTGACAACCGTGCCAGCGGCGTTCCGGTATCCCACGAGTCTAAAGCCGCCGACCGCTTGCCCGTCGGACGTGATGGACACGCCCCAGAACCCGGTCTGGCCATCCAGAACCTGAGAGACCTGGCTGATCGTCGTCGTGTGCCCACTCACCGTCGACGAGAGCGACGTGATGTCCTGGGCCATCGAACTATCGGCATCGGCCCGGACCGTCTGCTCCTGCACGAGAGCGGCCTGCGTGTCGTCGGCCTGCGCCTTCAGGGTCAGCCGCGCTGAGGCCTCCGCGCCGTCCGCGTCAATCCGCGCCGTGCGCTCGTCGACGATGGCCGCTTCGGCGCCGTTGAGCCGGACCGCCAGCGTGTCGGTGGTCTGCGCAAGCGCCTCGTCTTCCGAGATGCGCAGCGTCTCCTCATGCCGGATCGCCGCGAAGGCGGTTCCGACCTGACCCTGCAGCGCCACCTTCACATAGCGGTCGCTCTCATAGGTGCGCCCGGCCTCGGTTGTGGCAGCCGCGGCCAGCTCATTGACCTTCTTGTCGAGGTCGCGGACGGCCTTGCGAAGCGAGCCCTCACCGATCGAGCTGATCTTCGCGATGTCGTTCCGGACCTGCTCGGAGAGATCCTCAAGGCGGACAACCAGCGATGCAAACTCGTTCGTGATGTAGGGCTTCCAGATTGTGAAGCTGCCATTCACGAACGGGCTCTGAATCCCGTACTTGTTGACCGCGTAGGCCCTAATCCAAGCCGTGCCTGTGTTGTCGTCCGTAAGACCGACGACTCGAAGCGGCCAGCGGCCGGATTGGGAGAGTCCCTCGGAGATGCGCTCGCTGGTGGCCCAGTTGTCGTAGCTCAGGTCCACGACAATGAGCGAGGCGTTCTTGACCCGGCCGACAGCCCACTCGACGCTGGTCTGGGCGCTGTATTGGACCGTGTGGGCGTAGATGTAGGCGATCTGCGGGACCGCATCGTCCGCGTCGCCCACGGCCGAAGCACCGGGATCAACCGCGACCTCGCCGAGCGCCTCCCACACGCGCGGGTCATCGTGCAGCGCCTCAATCGACACCGTATCGCGCGAGCGCGGGATAGCGGACTGAATGAGGTAGGGCTCGCGGACCTCCTCGACCGGGCCGACCAGGACCGATGTCATATCCTCGACGTCGGTGGCCATGATGTCCTGGATCTGGACGCCGTACGCGCTCTCCAGGCTGCTCACGTCGGAGGAGTTAAGAACGATCTCCCGCAGCGACGCGCCTTGCGTGAAGTCGATAGGCCCGAAGTCCAGGTTATTCCGGTCCCGGATCGTGATCTTCGACGTGCCGTCGGCCGGGCAATCCGCGTCCAGCGTCAGCGTGAGGCCGGACCGGGCCACCACGCCATAGGCATTACCCTCTGTCAGGAACCACGAGTCGACGAAGCACGGGTCGTTGCGCTTGACCAGGCGCCCGGATAGCTCGGTCGTGAAGCTCCTGCGCTGCCGCCGGAAGTAGTTGCTCGCGGCCATCCAGGTCGCGATGTGCGTGGCGTGGGCGTGGTTGGTGACGCCAGCCAGATTGATCCGGCGCGGCGTCGTCGTGCTGGTGCCAAATGTGACCCGCGTCTCGCGCCGGCGCCGCGGGTCGCCATCAAAGAAGTACTCGGCGATGACGTCGGAGTCGCCGGTCCCGCCGCCGACCGTGAAGGTGCTCTTTGAACTGCCGCGCAGGATCTGCCGACGTGTGAAGGTGTGCTTGCGAATGTCGCGACTCTCGTCGCGCGTAAGAGACCACGCATTGCCGATCCGCAGCGGCTCGGCGCGCATGGCGCCCAGGATCGTCTGGCCCGCCTCAAAGACGCTGACAGGCCCGCGCACCACGCCGTTGAACGTGTCATTCGAGCCCGGGAAGGCCGCGTAGTGCTGGATCATGCCAATGTCGATGGCTGAGTCCGGCAAGTTCGCGCCGTACACCACGCCACCAACCGAGCCGCGCAGGACGTCCGCATACGCCCAGGCCGCCTTGTCGGTCTCGACAAGCTGCCACGAGCCGCCGATGTAGACCGGGATAATCGCGCTGGCCTGCACCAGGATGTCGCCGAACCCGGTCACGCCGAGGCTTTTGCCCGAGGTGATCTTGATGGCGATCTCGGTAACGTGCGGCCGGGTGACGTTGTAGCCCGTGAAGGCTCTCAGGCCGTCCAGGACGATCTTGTTGTGGTTGCCCTGAGACTCGTTCAGGCCGTTCTGGAAGCGGAAGAGATAGCGCCCGGTCGCGATGGAGAACCGCGGCGAGAAGCGCATCGCCCGCGTGTTTTTGGTGCTTGCGGCTTGCGTGAAAGCGGTGAACCAGCTCCCGACCGGATTATTGTCGTCATCCGCGAGCGCCGCCTCGACCACGAGAGAGTAGCTGCTGCCGGTCTGGCTGATGGCGTTGGTCTGCGCGTTCGTGACCTCGGCATAGCAGCCCTCAGGCAGCGTAAAGTCGACCTGGTACTCCGAGGCCGTCACGCCCACCGGCGTGCCCGGGAATGGGCCGCTGTAGGCCGGAGTCTGGTTCGGGCGCTGGAGTTCGTTCCCGCCAACCTCCGAGGCGCTGTAGACCGTGTTCGGCACGAGCGCAGAGGCCGCGCCCGGCTGGATGACCTCGATTTGCGAAGCGAAGAACGTCGGCTGGATGCCCGTGTCCTTGTCCCACAGGACCGCGCGACCGACTTGAATCTGCTTGATGTCGTAGTAGCCGAGCCCGACCGTCACCCTTTTGTAGAGGATCTGGTCCTCGCCGGAGTAGACGAAGTAGTCCGGCTGGCTGAGGTCCGGGTTCGTCCAGAACTGCCCATAACCGCGCGGGATACGGTCGCCGGGCCTGGGCTGGTTTCCGCCGCCTGAGACGCCATAGAGTGGCCGGTCCTCTGCGTCCTGCGTGCCGGGCTTGTTGGCCTTGGACTGGAAGGCGCGCTGGATGAGGTAGCCGCCACCGGCGATGACTGCGGCGCTGGCCACCGCAGACGCGACGGCCGCCGTCGTGCCGGTCAGGCCGAGGCCTCCGATAACCGGCCCAGCCGGGCCCAGTAGCACCGTTGCAGCCACAGCCAGCGCCACCATCGCGACGGCACTGCCAATCTGCTTGCCGGCGGACGGCTTGGCGGCCGTGCCCGACGCTGCGGCGCTGCTGCTGCCACCCATCGGGAGGTAGACAATGGCAACCACATCGTCCGGGCCGACCAGCGTATGCGCCCAGTCCTTGCGCAGGCGGTCGTTCTCTTCGTGCAGGACCGCCGGATCGGAAATGTGGCGGGTGTTGACGATGAAAGGTCGGCGGAGGTTCGCGTGGCGTTTAACCACCGACGAGAGTCGTCGCCGACGCCGATCTAGCGTGATCGGATCCGCAACCGCTTTCCCGAGGATGTTCTGTTGCAGGATCAGCGCCATCGCGGCGCTAGTTACTTGTTCGCTCCCGGAGCGGGAAGTCAGGCGCGCGGCACAAACAGGGTTGGGTACGCCCAGGTGCGGATGCGCGGCAGTTCGAACAAGCTATCGAACACGACGCCGTGCCCGTCGTCCATGTGCAGGACTCCGCCGCCATCGAGGTTCAGATACACGCCGGCGTGCTCGATGAAATTCGGGTCATGGCCGCGCCGGTGCATCAGAGCCACAGCCCAGTCCGTCATGCCGGCGATCGTCTGGACCCAGTTGCAGCGCTCTGGATGAGTCGTAAACGCCAGTGCCTTAGCACGCCGCTTGTCTGGTGGAATGGCCGAGACCGGCAACTCTATGCCGAAGAGCTCGAGCACCACCTTGCGGGTAAGGACCCAGCAGTTCATGTAGACCGGGTCCCACGGTAGCTCCAGGAGGCCATTGACGTAGCGGCTGACCTCATCCGCCTTGAAGCGCGGGATAGTACTGACTGTCATAGGTGGCGAGCGGGAATGCCTGCAGTTCCAGCTCTCTATACCGCAGAGAGCCCTCGGCTGTCGTGGCTGTAACCTCGACATCCCACAGCTCGAGATCGCTGATCTCATCGCCGACGTTGAACTTGTCGGAGTCCAGGAAAGCTCGGTACGTCACCTTGATGGGCGAGTCCGCATTCACCGCCTCGCGCAGGTACGTCACCAGGATTCGGCTGACGTTGTCGATGGAGATCTTCGCTGGCGTAGGACCGTCCTCAGAAGAGCCTGGGAGCGTCACTGAGACCGGAATCGCCTTATAGAGCTGTCCACCTAGGGTCATATCGTCGGTGGCGTTGGCGACGATCCTAATAGGGCTCTCGAAGGTGATGTGGTCGAGGACCAGGCACTCGTAGATGATGTCGTCATGCGGGACGTTCGCATACGCCTCCGCCATCGCAATCGAGCGCGTCATCGTCAGAAATCCAAGACGTTGAGTTCAAAGTTCCAGATGAAGTGGTCAGCACCATACGGGTCTGGGCCTTTGATGGACCCGCCGGTGATGTAGACCGTCTTGTTCGGCCAGGTCCCGACGGTGCCGCGGCGCGCAACCGGCATCGTGAAGCGGCTCGAGCCGTGGCCAAGCGTGTCGCGCAGGAAGGTGTGCAGCGTATCGGACTGCGCTTTCGTTACCACGATCTCGTACGCAAGCTTGGTCCAATTTGCGCTGGCCCACCGCCTCTGAATGGCCGGGCCATCCTCGACTTGATTGACGGCGGGATCGGCAAACGGTTTCGTGACCTTGAAGGCATCGTACCTCGGTGCGTACGGGACGCTGCCCGGCCAAGCAGGAATTGCCACATCAGCCTCTCAGGTTTGATCTGCCGCCCGCGCGAGACGCTTTCGCCAACGGGCCCCGGCCGCGCGCCATCCGGTCCGCCAGGCCTGCTTCAGCAAGCGATAGGATGTCGACCTGGAGGCCGCCATTCTCGCCCTGGCTGACTTGTGCTTGAGTCCCGGGCGCCTCGTTAATGGTGACGTTGTATCCACCCTGCATGTTGGAGAGCGCACCGGCCATCGCCGCATAGCCCTCCGTCTGGCGCTTCGTAAGGACTGACTCGCCCTGGTGAAGGATCGCGGCAAACTCTCCCGGACGGAGGCCGCCTGCGTAGTGCGGAGCATCGCGCAAGAGAGACTCTGAGACGGTCCGCATCTGGCGCGGATAGCCCACAAGACCGCCCACGTGGTACAGGCCAAGCGTTGTGGCTGTGTCCGTCCCGCCGCCGCCGCCGCCAAACAAGCCCGCCAGTCCGCCGCCACCGGGCGCAAAGGCATTGGCCAGCCCGCCGCGCAGCATCTGCCGGAGCGGCTCGATCGCGGTCTCATTCAGCACCAGCTTGAAGAGCGCCTTGCCCAGATTGTTCACCGCCTCGGCGAACGTGTCGGCATTGAGCTTGCCGTCATAGAGCGTGTCGGCCAGCGTGTCGCCGAAGCTCTTCAAGGAGTCCGTCAGCTTGTCGATCCACTGGAACTCCTTGAACTTCGACATGTAGTCCGCCAGCGCCGATCCAGCCTGCATGGCGTTGATATGCTGGTCCTTCAGAAGGAAGTTGAGCTTCTCCTGCTCAGTCCGCACGAACGGCGTGACCTGGGCCATGTTGCCGTACTCTTGGACGATGTTCTTGTATTCCTTGGCCGCCTCGCGCGCCGTGACAGCGCTCTTGAGGTCAGCGAACTCGCCCGTAAGAGGCTTACCCGCTTCAAGCTGCTTGCGGACATTCGCAGCAATACCGGCCGTGCCCTTCGTCTTGGTGATCTCAGCGATGACGTCCTTATCCAGCTCGGGAAGGAAGGCGGAGTCCGACTCCTCCCGGATGCGCTTGATACGCTCAGACAGGCGCTCCTCGGGCGTCTCCTTTGGCTTCCGACCAGCCTTCGGTGCCTTAGCGTCCTGCAGAGCTCGCTCGCGGCGCGCCAAATCGAGAGCCTGGTCCTTTGTGAACATCCCTCGGTTCTGGTTCTGGATCTCAGTGGCGCGATCCTGATCTTCGAGGCCAGTGTCCTTCTTGTCGGCCCGGCGGAGGATGTTCGCTTCTACCTGACTTCGCACAATGTCCGGCACGGCCGCCGGCTCTGGCGCCCCCACCATTTGGTCAATGCGCCGCGCTGCCTCAGCATTCGCGCGAGCTTGTGCGACTTGAGCAAAGCTGCCCGCCAGCTGAGCTGCCGAGCCGGCGGCCGTGAGAAAAGCCTGCGCAGCGCGCACCGCCTCATCAATCGGGCCCGACAGATCAAGCCGCGTGCCACTCAAGTTCGCAAGAACCCGGGCTAGATCCTCTACCGCCTTTGCCGTCTGCTCGGCCGGCGATTTGGTGTCGGACAGGACCTTGATGATTTCGCTGGAGCTGGTCCCGATCTGCTTCGCAGCCGTATCGAATTCGTCCTGCCCAATGTTTGACAGCGCTTTCTGCAGTGTGTCCTTCGCCTTTTGGAGGTCGGCCTGCAAGCTTTCCGTGATCTCAATCCCGGTCGGGACGCGCATCGCAGGGTCATCGATCCCATCGCCCCATTCTCTCCGGATGGCGTTCTTGGCGTCCTCAATCTCCTTGTTGATCTGATCGGTCAGCTCGATTCCCGTCGGAATGCGGAGCGCAGGATCCTGATCGTTGAGTTGGCGCTGCGCTTCCATCTCCCGGTCAATGCGAAGGCCAATCACGTCCGGCTTGAAATCCGTGTCGTAGACGCTCTGTCGACCGCTCGCCTGCACGGTTCGCGCCGCTGCCGTCCGGGCCGCGCCCTCAAACTCAAGAACCCTGGCCCTAGCACTCGCATATTCGTCTGCAAGCTTCAGGATAGCCTGAGCATGCTTTTGCGCCTCTGGCGTTCCCTCTCTCTGTAGGAACTCAGCTAGGCGCGTCAGATCGCCGAGCGCGCCAACCGTCTCCTGGCTTAGCGGCCCGCCAACTCTCAGAGTTGCAAGGATCTGGCCCATGCTTATGCCGAGCTGCTCGGCCTGTTCCTGTGTCCGCTGGGACCCTCGTCCATACTGCAGGCCGGCGGTTTCCTGCCTAATGCGCTCCCGAATATCCCGGACACCCTTTGCCGACTCGCGCAAAGATGCTTGGTCCCCAGCCACATCGGAGACCGAGCGGATTGCGCCCTTGGTTTGTTCCTCCCGAAGAGCCTTCAACCTATCAGCGAGGCCATCAAGGGCCTTCTTATGCCGCTCTGCGGCCTCCGCCCCTTTGATCTGCCCGAGTTCATAGAGGCCGAGGCCAGCAATGACAGCCGTAAAGACCACGCCCCACGGGCCGCCGAGAAAGTCGACAAGTCCCGTTGCGGACCGCAACAGGACGGACTTTGCGCCGGACAAAGCGATGAATGAGCGTGTGTTTTTCTCCACTGTGGCAGCCACAGCCCTGTGAGCCTCATCCTCTGCTTTCAAGGCATCTACAGCCTCTCTGGATAGGCGCGATTGATTTGCCACGGCCGACTGCGCGACGGCCTCTGTCGCCGTCGCAACCTGCGCCCGCGAGAACGACGCTGCGCTCTCTGCCGCCGCATGCGCCGCGCGTGCTGCCGCAATTCTCTCATCAATGGCGGCCAGACGACGCGCCTTGGCTTCCGCCGACCGGATCTCATTGTTGTCGATGAGCTCCCGCTTCTTCTCTTCAAGCGCCAGGACCCCAGTAAGAGCCTTTGCTGCTCGCTCCTGATCCGCGTTCGCTTTCAGGACGGCATCGCTCAGGGCGTTTCGAGACTGGGCGCTGGCCTGAACCAACACTGGCTGCTCGGCGAACTGCCCCAAGGCCGCTCCTGCAGCCTGGCGCCTCTGGCGGGCCGCTGCGGCCAAAGCCTCGGCATCCTTAATCTCTTGGCCTGCCTGCTCAGCCGCCGCAGCAAATGGCGAACTAATCGCACGGCCGGCCGCACGGCCGGCTCGACCGACAACCCGGTTCGCGAAGACGGCCGCGACAAGCGGTGCAACCGCCATCGCGACGTCGCCCAGGGTTTTTAGATTGTTCGCCAAGCCGATAATGCCCTGCGCCATGGCGTTCGATACGCCAAGCGACTTGTCCACCTGGCCAATGTACTGGGTGAAGGCGTTGTCCAGCACCTGCATCGACTGCTGGATTGTCGGACGCAGTGCCTTGAACTGCTTGTCGATGTCCACGCCGGCGGAAAGGATGGCCTTGAAGACGCGATCCGATGTCAGTTGGCCCTCGGCACCCATATCGTGCAAAGCGGCAACCGAGACACCGAACTCCTTCGCAATCGCGGCCGAGAGCACCTGAGAGTTCTCAAGGATAGACCGGAGCTCGTCGCCGGCGAGGCGGCCCGAACCCAAAGCCTGGGAAAACTGGACCGCTGCCGACGCCGCCTCCGCCGTGGTGGCACCGCCAGACTGAAGCGCCTTGTTCACAGTCTCGGTGACTTCCAGCACCTGCTTCTGCGTCGCGCCAAGCATATTCGCGCCCATTGAGATGCGCTGGAACAGCTGCGCGGTCGCCTCGTATGAGGTTCTGGTCTCCTGGGCGATCCTGAAGATGTTCGCCTCGACATCGGCGCGCTGCTGCCCGGTCTGGACGATCGCCGCGATCCGGTTCTGGATGTTGGTGTAGCGGTCGGCGGTCTCCGTCAGAGACTTCAGCGCAACCGCGCCGGCGAAGCCGCCACCCGCTGCCGCCGTGAGTGCCAGGATCGTCCGCTGCAACCGCTCCACGTTGTTCTGAGCCCGAAGGGCAGAGGCTCCAAGGGCACGGAATGGATCGGACTGGAAGCTGCTGGCCTTTCGGTTGAGATCGTCGACCGACTTCGCGACGCCTCCGAGGCCGCGCTCCATACGCTGGCTTTGCTGGGTCACCAGCGCGGCGTTGCGCTCCATGCTCTGCGTGAAGCGGGCCGAGTCATCCTCTAAAGCGATGGAAATCGTGCCGATGACTGCCACTGCACCATCCTCAAGCTGGTGCACGACTCCTAGCTGTTCAGGCTGTCAGTGGCGAGTTTCGTAAATGGCGAAGGCCAGGAGGATGCAGCCTCCTGGCCTTCTGGCTCCGCGGTGCTCTAGCTGGCGCGCCCGAACTGCGATCCGCGCCATCACAATAACTCAGTGCCGCGTCTCGTCAACCACGTGCAGGCCAGACCTCTGGAACATGGCGATGATGTCCGAGCCGTCGGACACATAGTCATCATCCCGCGGCGGGTGCTTCTTCCGCTCCCACTTCTCAAGGTCCTCAGCGAGCAACCGAGGTTTGTTGAAAGCCTTTGCCACCACGAAGCCCATGGCGAAGCGGCGGTCCACCTCGACGCGCGCCCGCACGGACAGGTAGCGATCAATCTCCATAGGGCTGAGATCCCACGCCTCCGCCGGCGTGAGTCCGTGCTCGTGGGCGTCTTCGATTAGCCGGAGGATGTCGGGCTTTCGGGCCCGTTCATCGTAGGGTCCACCTCGGCGCCCTCCGACGCCGCGGCCTGCTCGCGCAGTTTCTCCGCCAACTGGTCAGGTGTCATTCCCCAGCGGGACCACATCAGGCCAGACTCAATAAGGTCGGCCACTTCAGAGTAGCTGAAGGGCGGCGACTCCCACCAATCCTCGTCGCGCTGGATCGGCACGACCTTGCCGTTGGCGTTGCGCTCCTTGAGCCCAAACTTCAGTAGATTGCCGATGACAACCGGGTCGTGCACCGACAGCCACCCCAGGATGGTGCCCCAGAAATACTGGGCGACCATGCCGGTGCGCGGATCGACGTCCGGCGGCTTGCGTACGTCCGGCCCATAGACGCTGTGCAGCCTGGCCAAGTCGGATGCGGTAAACTTCAGAACAACGCCCTCTCCAGCGAGTGGAAAGGGCGTCTCACCGGCGAATGGATTGTGCATGAGGCTTAGTCGTCGCTCCCGGGAACCCGAACCGGCGGCTCGATCTTCCCGCTCATGCAGTCCGCAATGTACTTCTTGCGGTCATAGCCTTTGAGGCCATGCTGCTTCTTCCAGATGCCCCAGCCCTTGTTGCAGGCGACCTTGCGGTCATGGTCGGCGGGAGGCTTGGCGATGACGGGCCCGAGCGCGAGCAGAAACAGAAAGACGAAAGCCAGAAGGCGTCTCAAGATCCCCTCCTTACGAAGCGGCGGCCAGCGTCACAGCCCCAGAGATCTTGAGGCGCCAGCGGTGGGTCATGATGCCCTCGGCCTCGAACGGGCCAAACAGGCGCGACCGCACGAGCCCGGCGAACTTGATTTTCTTCGACTGCTGATTCGGCAGCAGCTCGAAGTTCACCGGCAGCTTGCTGGCGTAGGCCGCGTCCAGAGACTGGTGGGTCACGCTGTCCATCAGGAGCGCGGCCTCCACGTCGAGCTCTGCGCCGTCCGGTAGCCCACCGATGTACTCGCGGCCGGTCGACTCCAAGTCGGTGGCATCGATCAGCGGCGACTCTTCCGAGACCTCGCCGATCCGCCGGATCTTCGCGATTGCAGTAAAGCCTTCAGTCGGCGTCACGCCGTCGCCGATCTTCAGAACGGTGCCTGCGCCTACTCGTTTTGCGTCGGGCATGTCGTGCTCCTAAGGCTACTGATTAGCTGATGTCGGTGAGACCCTTGGCCTTGAAGTCAAAGCCAGGGCGGCGCTCTTGGGCGAGGCGGAGGCTGATGGTGGCAAATCCACAGCGCGGGCACTCCGCATTGGGATAGTCATGCCACTTGCCCATCCGATCCCCGACAAGGCAGTTGCCGGGCTGGCAAATTTGGGCCGCGCCCGCCTTGGCCGGACCACCGGGCTTCAGCTCGTCGAGAGTCTGAAACTCAGGATTGGCCTGGGCCTCTTGTTTCCGATGCGGCATGGTCTTGCCTCTCTGCGTCACGCCGGTGAATGGATCACCCGGAAGTCAACGATTCGCCTACGGATTGCGGCTGTCTCGTCATACTCGGAGACGTCGCTCACCAGTCTGCAATCGTCTATTTGTTCGCCAGAGACCGCGCCAGTGTAATTGTTGAGGACGCGGATCACGTGATCCCCGACGGAATGCGCGCCTGATGTGCCGCCGTACGTCTCGGCCCGGCACTCGAAGGTGATGCGGCGGTTCCAGGGCGGCTCCGTGCCCTTGAGATCATCGCCCATCATGAAGCCGCTGGCCGGGTATTGGACGATGTCTGGATAGGGCTGGCCGGGCACCGCCGCCGTGAAGTAGACGCGTGTGCCGACCAGGGCCGC